AGCTCTAATTGTTGCGATCATCATTTCCGTTGGTCGCGTTCCGCTCCACGTCCGCTCCAGCGTTTTCCTTTGCTGGGATTGGTGGGATTCGAGTCAGCAGGGCGTCTAGCTTTGTCATAGCGGCCTGGCTGCTGATTGCGAACGTGTTCATTTCGTTGAGAGCGCTTGCCGTCAGATCTCCTATCTGGCTTCGCGTCTCGACGACTGTCTTGAACAGCACTGGAACTTGGTCCAGCAACTGCTTGAGTGCTTGCATTTGAGGTTCCATCTTCCTGTTGTTGAATAGGACCGGCATGTACCTCACCGTCAAGTGTGACAGTGAGTTTCGGGTTCAACGGCACATTGGTGGTAAGGCGTGGCAGTCCACTGATTGGTCCTTCGTAAGCATCTAACATGGCGATGTGTTCAGTAAGCTCGGAGGCAGCAACTCCAAGATCTTGTGCTACCAAGCTAATCCAAACGTCAGATGAGTCCTGGGGCCATGGATGCGCTAAGTCATCCTGGTTGACTACCCAGTAAGGCACGTCAGTGGTGATGGTTGGGCCACATTTCGCGATGCTGTTGCGTTGATACGCACGACACCAGTTGGAGATGAACGGTGTTTGTCCATCAGTAACCAAGTAGGCTGTTGTTTTGGCCCAACCCACTTGATCAACTGGCGTTGTCCCATCCACACTTGTATGTAGTTTGAGCAAAGTGCGGAGTGGTGACTGCATCGATGCCGGTGAACTCCAGGCATCTGCAAAGACTCTTGAGAGGAACGAAACTGGCTGTCCCCGTTGTGCGCGATTGCAGACTCTAAGGTCAAACCCTAGGTCGCTAGCCGCTTGTGCGATTAGATCATCAGCTACGCTGCCCCCGCGTAGCCCGTCGTCACCGTATGCAAGACCAATGTGTTTGTAAGCATCCGCAGATGACATCCCACTCATCCTATTAGCTACGTAGGAAACGAATGCGTTACAAATCGAGTTTCCGTCTGTCGTGGTTGGCGATCCACTAAGACGGGAACAGTCGGGGTTGTACTTCAATCCCCCTTTGGTCGCAGCCTTGGGAGTTAGCTCATTCCCAAGGAGCAATGTGAGCTCGCTCTTCGCTAAGTTCGCAACCCATCGCTTGTAGACCGCGTGCTCGACGTTGGCACGGATCCAGCGTAAGAATGTCCCATCAAACCGACCATAGTCAGTTTCTACTAACTCATCGTTGTCAGCCGCAAGATTTTGAACGGCTTCGGAGATTTCCTGTGGCGTACGACATGGCATGTACCACGCCTGTCGCTTCAGGACGTCTTCCTTGAAAGCGTAAGTGTAGCTGGACAACCGAATGTTGTGGTTGTGCGGAACCGTTGAAATGTTCCTGGGATCATTGGGTGCGTTGTAAGCTTCGCGTTTCTGGAACGCGCTCACTCGCATGTTGTAATCATTGTGCATACGGCCCTGTTCATTCCTAGCGCGCTGCAGTGGTTTCTGTTGGCGTTCCTCGACGTAAGACATTGGGTAAGGGTAGCCGAGGCCAACCTCTCCAACCATCAAGGCAACAAAGTCTGCAGCCCACCGGTAATGTTTAGGTGTAATCTTTTCGCGCTTCTTCGCCGCGCGCTGTGGTTCATCGAGACGACCGCGAATGGTTGCCTTTTCGTTTGACAAGCTTTCAGTTGGGAAAACTGCTGTCTGGGTCAGGGCGCCAGGAGCATACTCAATTGCATACTCCTTGCCCTGCTCAAGCGCAGAAACTTCATCTATTCCAACAGCCTGGTAGTGACGCGCCAATTGGCCTGGTTTGTGCACCTCGTCAGCAACTGTTGACACGTTGCTGGAGATGTAATAATGCAGGAGTGCTGCCTGCATGTCACTAAGCTTGCTTCTACGAACGGTGTCAGACAGGTTCGCAGTCTTCGTCTGTACGTGGGCGACGATGAGACTTTCAACGTCAGCGAGGGGTGCTGAAAGTGACGCCAACTGGCCTTCTAGGCCTAGGGACAGCATTGGTCCATCCCTGGAAATGTGGCGTAACACGTTGAAAACTGGTTGAATGCCCTGTTGGTTGGGCAAACTCTCAAACTGTTGCTTGTATCGCATGCGCTGAAGGCGAGCGCCGAATTTGGCATGGTCAATGATGTCGTCACTGCAGTTGGCGAATGGTACAATGCTAATAATGTTGCGGTGTTCTCCAACATAGAACTGGTCTATGGTACTTGAAGTACACCGGAATCCACCAGGGAGGTTGAGTCCAGTGCATGTGAACAGAAACCGGAAAATCCCAGTAGCATTGCTGATCTTGTGTCGAAACCAACTGTAACCAGTGACATCCTGGATAGTGTTCAGGAGCATTGATCGTAGCGTAAGCAACGGGTCGCAAGTATAAACTGTGTCTTGGTTGTAGTTCCAGATGGGGTGACGGACATCTTTACCGCCTGTAACGCGGTAGTGTACCACGTCATTTGAAATTGTAAAATATCCATCGAGAACCCTACCAGACACTTTCTGCGGGGTGAAACTGTACATCAGGACCGGTCGTGCGTAACTCAGCAAAGCTTCCATGTCCACGTAGTAATCAACATCGGTCATAACGATGATGTGATTCTGTGTCAGTGGATGATGTTTGAAGCGCTGACGCATGTCGGCCAATCCGTAGAACATACGTGACCCATCGATGTCCTTCTCACGAGGAGACGGAGAGATGACGTATGGTTCAAAACCCAGACGACGCACAGCAGCGAGCATCGTCTCAGTGGCAGAATTTCGTTCACTTGCGGCCTTAGCATGAGAGTGGCCTTCTCGAACATTCGAACACACAAGGGACAACTCCCGTTGTAACTGCGTCCGAACGTGGCCAGCATCCTCAACTCGATTGATCTTTTCAGAAATTGAGCGATGTCTCATCTCGTGAACCTTGGCATTAAGCCAGGTGGAGGCGTAAATCTTCATGACAGAAGCGCCTACCAAATAAACTCCTCCAGTCGCAGCTATGGCATAGGCTGCGTACCGGAGGCAAGAGCTATCGGGGATGACGAGCCCGATACTCGGTAAACCCACAATCGTTTCTCTGAATAAAACCATTGTCTCTTTAAGAAATTTGAACGTTGTAGTCTG